TTTAAATTCCTTATTGCCATTTACCACCGAATCAGTAAATGTATCCGAGGCCAAAGTAGCCCGTTTTAATGTTTGGGTTATTCTAATATCATTAAACCCCATCTTTCTTAACAAAGTATCTAAATTAAAATCTGCTTTTTCAGCTCTAGCTAATCCTTTGATAAATTCCGTCAAAGCAAGCGCCGGATTATCGGTCCACGCCTTTGAAAATTCACTTGATGTCATTCCCGCCGTGGCCGCGAATTTATTCAGCTTTTCGCTTCCGGTTCCTATTTCGGCATTAATAGTATCCATAACCCTAGAAAAAGCAGTACCCCCACCCATCGGTTCTAATTTAACAGTTGCCAATGATGCAGCAAACGCCACTATATCAGCCGTAGACATACCAACTAAAGTCCCTGATGCAGATAAAGCCAAAGCCATATTGGTTATATCTTTCTCATTGGTGTTCATTGTGTTGCCAAGGGCTACTATTTCAGAAGCTAAATTTCTAAATTGATCTTGCGGCAATCTAGTTAGCGTGGCAATACCAGCAAAAGAAGCGGCGGCATCTTCCCCTAATAAGTTAGTAGAAACCCTAGTATCAGCAATCACACTAGCAAATGAAGCTAAATGCTTGGTTGCAATTCCTAACTGCCCCCCTATTTGGGTTATACCCATTAATTCCGGCAAACTAACCGGTATTTTTAAAGATAAATCGCTTAACTCTTTTTTTAAGTTCTTAAATTCCGCCTCTGATGCATTTACCGTTTTCCTAACACCAACAAAGGCACTTTCTATATCAATAGCAGATTTAAGAGCTAACCCTCCAAACGCCATTATAGGCAATGAAAGCTTAGTGGTCATTTCCTGCCCGATGTTTTTCATAGAAGACCCAAGGTATTTCATGTTTTTCTTGAAACCCTTGATCCCTTTATCATCGGAAATAAACTTTAGTATTACGCTTAAATTAAACTTTTCTGCCATTATTTTTCATTTAACCAGATTAAACCGTCCATCCAAAAAGTAACCTCTTCTAAATCTAATTCATCAATCACACTAGGCTTCCACCCGTACCCCTTAGCAAGCACCCACATCATCTTCTTTATTTCTTTTCTGCTTGCTGGAATTCGGATAAAAAATTAGGCAACACTTCCCCCATAATATATTTTAAATCCACTATATCTATTTCATCGGCGGCTTCTATAGAAATATTACATAGACCGGCAATAAGAGGGACTACTTCAGCCGGTTGTAAACTTGCTTCTTCCTTGAAAACACTTTCAGGCAATGTTTTAATATGCTTTACTTTTATTCTACCGAATATAAGTTCTTTTATTACCGTTTTTTCATTATCTTTTTCCCCTGGTAATTCTATAGGGTACTTTAGTTCAACTTTCATCTTTTTATGGGGTTTTAAGTGTGTTAGAAGCGTGTTATAGCTAAAGTTTTTAAAAACTAATACCTACGTATAGGTCGGGATTAAATCAGCTATAACACCGTTAAAATACTAATAAGTTGTCTCTGTCCAATAAGGGCCTTCAAATGACATACTAACTTCACCTTCGCCAGCCGTTAAAGTAAAATTCCTTAAACAAGTCGCGTTAGTCATAGTATAAACTTTACCCTTATTTCTTGACCTGAAAATAAGGGTTCCATTTTCCCTAATACGGGCGTATGTATCCAGTGATATGTCATCCCTATCAGATACGGTAACATCACACTTAGCCGGTACAGGCTCTTCAACGAATCCATGAGGGCCTGTATCACCTTGCACCTGTTTCAATTCAAAGTTAGGTTCGCCACTTAAACCGATACCGATAGCAGAAGCCCCGGCTTTATTCAGCAACGGCACACCGTCAACCAATATTTCTACTGTTCCTGTAATCCTTCCTACTTCTGCCATTTTTTACCTCTTAAAGAATAAATTTATATTAAATTTGTTATTGCTTTTACAATAAATTTGATAAATTACCATATAAACTCTACAGGATAAACTGGAAGAGTCCGGCAACGATGCGGAACTGATTGATTAAATCAGGTGGTAACAATACGTTAACGCGGTTTCTATCTGTCGCGTCACGCTCTACCCTTAAATTATCAACGAAATCATCTAAGTTTTCTATCAGCCCCGCATTCCGTAACTCAGTAAATAAAGCAATGGTTTCTTGAGCTACTGTTGACGGTGTTGCAACAAATGATCCCGGTTGAACAGGGAACCCATCATCGGCTAGTTTAAATCTAGGAATGATAAAACGATTCTGCATTCTAGCTTTCCATTGATCTCTTAATTCACCCAACGTAGCCAGCGTTTGAACGTCTAAATAGGTTGGATCAGGAATACCTAAAGCATTATTTTGATAAGAAGTAATACAACGCTCAATAAGAACATGCCCTCCGCTGTCTACAAACCAAGTCGCTATTCCATCAAACAAATGTATATCCCTTTCAGACCTAGTAAAACGGTTTTCTACAGGTGGCGGCAATATACCTTTAAGTTTTAACGTGTGAAGCGGTCTAGCTGGATCATTATTAAGATTAAATGCAGCAACACCACCTAGAGCAGCGGCCCACTCTTCAGGAGCGTTAGGGCTGTCATACATCCCCATTATGGTATTATGAGGAGCATTCCTAGAATTTCCTAAAGCCGTGCAACTTGCTTGAGTCCCTCTAACACAAGTAAACCCATGCCCTTGCAGGTCTTCTAAAGGCTCGAATCTATCAGCTAATTCATCTTCAATTTCTTTTAAATTAGCTGCGTTAATCCACGGCTGGATAATATAATTATAGCGTTCGCCATCTATCACAGTCCATGCATCAGCTAAATCAGGATCAACAGTACCGCCAGCAAACACAACAGCTGATAAATCAGTAGAAAAAAAGGTGGGAAAAGATTCCCCAGCATAATAATTATGCCTGATATTAAGATAATTCCCCAGCGTTCCAGAACATACAGCACTAAAAATTAAATGCCCCATGCTAGCAACGTTAGCAACGGACATAGTGGCCGTCATCGGCAAAGTGGAATACGCCACTCCATTAATAGTTGACGCTACTAACGAAGCTATCTGCCCACCTGACATACCGGAAGTCAAATTAAAGTCAATCCCTAATCCGTTAAACATAATATGCATTGCTTCAGCACCACTAAACGTAGCCCCAGCTAAAGCAGCTGAAAAGTCCAATCCAGCACTGGCTTGAATACCGCCATCACCTGACAGCATCATACCATAAACTTCAGTGAACTGATTATTCTTTTTATAAAAATTTGCCATCCTAGCCCCGATAGAACCCGGCCCAAAGAAGCCATCAGCTAAACCATCTTTTGAAAGAGCCACTAAAGTCTCTACTGGAACAGTACCATCTGTAATCTTTTGGCCTAAAATCAAAACTTTATGGGGCAAAGCGATTAGCCCTTGTAAAGCCCTACTAGGATCAATTTCCCCGTATGCCCCCGGTGTTCTGATGCTCTTTGGAATATTATTAAAACTTATTGTCATTTGTTACTCCTTCCCCGTTTATGTGAAGTGGTTTCAGGTTCTTGCTTTACTTCTACCTTAATTTCCTTTTTAGGTTCGCCAATAAAACAATCACCTTGTTTAACACGTCTTCGCCAGAACCTACCGGCATTGCCGTTCCAGTCGCACAAAGCCCCTGCTACTGGAAGAGGTGTAAAACTATGAGGATCTCTAACTAACACGCCCTCTTTTGGAACTAAATACTTTTGCATTATTCTCCCTCGTATAAATCAAAGCCAGCGTCAAATCCCCCGGCAAAAGCACCTGCAAATAAATTTTCTGTTAAATCAATGATAGATTCTGCGTTCGGACTAGATAAAATCGGCAAAGCTCCAGCCCCTTTACTCGGAATATCAGCGCTAGGAGTTAACCGCCATTCAGCGTATAACGTATTCAAATCATCTAGACCGTAATCTTTTTCTGTTTCCTGCAATGTTGCTGGATATTCAAACTCATACATATACCACAACCAAGCCGTATTTATATCAATTAACGATCCTCCTTTATAAGATACTGGCCCCTCTACAGTGTATCCATCATCATTTAAAGCACCATCTAGATTCAGCCCTACCAACACATTCCAAAATTGCTTTCTGATAGCGTGTAAACGGTCATAAGCTAGTAATCCAGTTTTATCAGCCTGAGAAGTATCATTTCTTATTGCCACTACCACCCCGAACCCTTCTGTAATTCGTTGTTCCACCGTCCCTTGTGTTTTATTCGGTAAAGCCACATCAGTAGTCTGAATTACATAAGCTGTATCGACTGTTAGAGTGTCTTTTTGTATAGTATTAAATTCAGCTGCTCCGGCTATTTCAGTTCCGAAATCCGTTTTAGCCTCCCTTAACAATAATACAATAGGTGATAGTTTCATTTATTTTTTACTTCTTTTAACAATTCAATTAAGCAATCCCGCATATCTATAATAGTTTGATCCGCCCACTCACCATCAATAATAAATTTATCAGTAATTATTTCTAGAGCTTCCTCTATCGGTCTTTCATTCTCTTTGTGATGGGTAACCATATCCATATAATACTCTTTGCAGTGCCCAGGAATATATATTTTTAATTCCTTCATCTTGAATTTCTAATTGAATTTAAAACCCTTCCTCTAATAGTGGCGTAAAAATGAGCTTTACTGGATATAAAAGCCGGTTCTAACCATGGCCTAGCTTCCATATTCTTTGTGCCGTACTCTAAAAAACGTGGGTACTTCCCTTCTTTTCCTTGCAAATTTGATCCCACTTCCACTTCATTTGATCTAACATCCATTTTAATAGATTTAACTAGATCGCCAGTATCTCTAGCTGGAGCATAACCAGGGCTAGACGGAATATGAATTTTACCCCCTCTTATAGAATGATATATATTTCCTGTTTTTGGGTTCAGCCGTTGTTTTCTCGGTGTAGAACTCATGGACCTAATAATATGATTACGGATATTAACAGCGGTTGTGATTAACTCATCTCTAACCGCTTTTTCAATATCCTTTACAGTGCCACCTAGCCGTCTAACTTCGGCATCCCACATAGGGCTTTTCTGTAATGTAAAACCAAATTTTCTACTAGTCATTTACGCTTCAGCCCCGGTGCCTTGTTCTTCTACTTCATGCAAACGAATATCTAAATATTCCCTGTCTGAATTATTATCAAAGCCAGAAACAATTCTATACAAATCACCTATCAACCCCTCTGTCTGATTGTAACCAATATCAAAACCAGCAGAAAAAGCGCCATCAGTCCCGCCTCTTTCTTCAAACACATAGAATTCTGATTTTAGTATCTGTAGAGAGCCAGAAACAGCAAACCCACGGTTAAACCCTGATGTATAGGCAACCCCTATTTCTTCCACTGCCACTCTTCTTACTTTCATCTTATGAGTAGCGACACTATTAATCTGTGTGCCTCTAACCATAGCAGCTTGATAGGCTATGTCCCTGGATGTCTGTGCAATAGGTTTTAATTCTGACCAGACCTGGATTAGTTTATCATATCC